CTAAGAGTGAGATTTCTCTCACCCGACACCCGTAGCGAGCGATGGTTAGTTATACCACCGCCCGCCACTTGACTGCTAGACCGCTATGCGGCTAACAAGTCAGCGGGGACCCACCTACGCTTAACCAACGGCGTAGGTCGCTGAGCATACCCTGACTCCCAAGGGAGATCAGGAGATGGTTCCTCCACGAAATACTGGAGGAGCTCAGCGCTAGTGTCGGTTTTCGACCGCGTCGACTTTGTCATAAGACAAATTGCGCGGTATTCTGTCTGCTGAGTGTTCGCATTCCACCGAGTTTTTAGGTGGGACACGTCACGTCCAGAGAACGATTGAAAACCGAACTGTCCACTCACCATCTGTACCACAGGAAGCTCTTGCTGGAGCGATTGTGGTATAGTCGATTTTAGCCATTCCGCCGTGACCCAGAACCCCTTCTTATAGAAGTTGTTCGAGATCTCGACGGTGGTGGCTATGGTGGTGGATCGGGACTTATCGTAGTAATCAAGGAAATATGCTGGGGTGACATCATAGCCACCAAAGCATTCCACACCACAACTCTCACGGAACTTTCCAGTTCCGAAGGTTTTGGAGGGATTAACCTTGAATCCAAGATACGTTAGTACTTGGACTACGGAAGCACCCACTGTGCTAGGGACGACAATATCGTCCCCAAACACCCGGACCTGTCGTGACATCATCGTGATGTTTTCGGACGAGGGATCTAACCCAAGTTCGTCAAGCATCACGCCGATACAAACGATAGTGTATATAATCGTCTGAACCGGGAATGTCGTAGCAGCACCCATGGCTGCGAACTTACGTATCATATGATACTTGGGTTCGTTTGTGATTTCATTCACTAGCCAGCGCGTCCTACAGGCGTGGAGGTACGATAGGAGATTAACATTCCTCCTAAAGATACGTTCCACTAACCAGCAAGATACGCAATCTGACGCTGAGGACAAATCAATTGTCCAATGGCTCCCAGATTTGGAGGCGGATCTCGCGAAGTCCTGATTAGGTGTCTGATCTCTAAACGAGATTGACCGCCCAATCGGTGTCGAAGCGACCTTGACCGTAAGGAAATCCTTTACGGTTTGCTGAGCCCATTGATGGCAAGTTGGCTCCGAGGCAATCAGCCTCGGACCCTTCTGCGTCTTTGGAACAGCAATCAATCTAGACGGGTCCTCACGATTAACGTGAGTCCCACTATGATTGCTAAGGTGGTCCACCCAGCAGGATGCATTGGCGAAGCCAAAGCTATCCATAGGGAAGTACCGATCCAGCTTAGCAGGCCAAGTCGGAAAAGAGTATTTAGAACTTCTTCCGAGTTTGGCATCTGCTACTGCTCCTGGTCCGTGCTTCGCTCTCCACTCGGTTGGATCGAACCAACCGAAGGAGGTCGAGACGATATCAGCTGTTCGCTGAATCGTCTCAAGGAGTCCGAATCGGACCTGCTCTCCAAGCGCTGTTGCGCCAAAGAGGTCAGGTTCACGTTCTGTCGAGAGTCCATCAATAATAGATAGACCACCGATAGCAGCGTGATCAAGACAATCACCGCTCCAACTAGTGGAAGGTAATCGTAGTGACTGATCCAGCCTGAAAAAGTCCTGGACGGCGGAAGCCGTTCTTGACTCATCGCATTCCTTCCTGAGTTTCTTAGCCGCATTTAGCAGCTGACGAAGCACAAGGATGGCATCGATGTCAGGGTTCTCCCGAAGCACACCGCTCTCATGGAACACTCGTTTCCACATTCCTTTGAATAAAATCGGGATTGTGGATCCGCGTCGGTAGGGTTTAAAACCCATGATACCCGACGAGGAAAGGAGCCCATGGGCTAGGCACTGATCAAGGTGCTTACCCATTGAGGGCAATGACATCGTTATAAAAGCGATGCCATTGTTGTCCATAAGGAGATGGATTCGTGACAAGTCACGTTCCGCCTCACGGTGGTACGTGGGATACATTCTCACAGCGTCCGCAAGGATGCTGCGATAAAGTCCCTGTAGGCTTCTCACGTAGCTGTTCGGCATTTCAGGTAACTCCCTGTAAATGCTCTACGGCCGGCGATCATCCAGTAACATGGATGCAATCCAAGACATGGATACCTAGGCTAGTGAAGGGAGTCTAAGACTCCCATCCCACCAGCAGAGGGCCATTCGTCTTTACCCAGTCTGCGAGACCGTCGGACAAATAGTCCACTTCGGTCGCGCTATCGCTCTTCGGATTCCGGAGAACGGTGTAGACTTGCCGCACATACCCGGTTGGGTAGGTAACGGAAGGGTAAATGGTCTGAGTGAACTCGACATTATGTCGGTCCATATTCTGACCAGCGATGAGCGTCTTCTCGGTCGAGTGACGAACTTTCGTCCGAAACTCTTGAGTGGCCTCCCGAAGGAGGTACTCAGCCGAGTACGCGTCTTGGTTGATCTTCTTCATGACCTTCGCAACTGCGTTGACCGTGATAGTAAGAGTATCGCCAAGCATAGAGAGCCTACTTTCCTAAGAACGCCCCAGCGTATCCTCATTATTGAGGATACTCAACTGGTTAGTGAATCCCACGAAGACGTTGGATTCCAAGCGCTCCGAGGATCGACAACTTCGTTCCCGTGATGAATGGGAGCGAAGCAGATATAGAAGGAGCCGCGCTAAAGGATCGTAGTTTTTGTTCTACTACGATCTTTGGCGACGGGAGCTTCACACCGGTCCAAGTACCGCCGGTGCTTAGCAAAACCTTCCCATACCTATGGGTGGATTTAGTGTGTGTCATTACACACACACCTCCGCAGGAGGCGCCTACTGAGTTGCGTTGAGCATCAAAGTAGTCGCCAACCGAGGATGCCCAGTCAATGAGCCAGGTGAATGGAATTAGATTCCACGCACTCGACGCATTGGCGGACAGCCCATAGACAGCTTGAACTGCAAGTTTATGCAGTTCAGCGTCTGTCTTAGGAACGGAAGAGACGGTAGGTTGCCACCGCGAGGTGGCCCACCGACGTCTCTCCGTCTCAACAGTGTATTCAGTACTGCTGAGCGTGTACAACGACGATTCCAGAAATATCGTGGAAGTCGTCCTTGTTGTAGCCACGTCTGAGGACAGTTGGAAGGTTCGTCTTAGGCCACCCTTATTGAATAGGTTTTGAAGCTCAGCTTCACGTTTCATTACGTGACGCTGAAAATCAAGGAACCCTTTCAAATCAGAAATCAATGGTTTCCATCCGTACTGATAGGAGAGATACGCGTTAGCGCCTCTCTTCAGTAGATGTTTTCCAGCGATCTGAAATAGGGACGGAAGTTCCTTTAACTCACCGATGAAAGCAGGTACATCGACGACGGTACGCGACGGATTAGTCCGCGCGAACGCCTTCGTTGCATCCGCAGCATCGTTGAGAGGGGGGAGGACATTGTGGCCGTAGGTCAAACCCTGGATTAATCCAGGAGTATGATCCACGTATTTTCCCCACGAAATTCCAGTGCCACCGTTCAAGGTGCCACTGAATGACGTGTTGGAGTATTCCACTTTGTCGATTCCCAGTGGATGGTCCCGATAGGTCCCATCCACAACATCCGAACACGTACCCTTGACCCCAGGAATGGGGACAGTTCCGGATTGCATCGTGCCAAAGAAGTACTTTTGATAAGTACCATTGCCACGAGTCAACACGGACGAACGGGTACGAGAGACCAACAGACCAACTCCTTCTATGCAGGGACATAATTGCCAGAATGTGTTGTCACATCCTGAGGGGGATCCGGAAGGATCCC